GAAGCTAGGAATCGAAGGTGGCCGGGTTGAAGCCTTTGGTGTTCTACACTCCGCAACCCCCGGCAATGACTATTGCAATGGGAACATTGCGGTCGTGCAATCCACAACTGAGGGTGCTTGCATGTGTGATTGTTTGCACATTGACGACCTTGCCGCAATCTTGGCTGAGAAGAGTTTGGATAAACGTCCTGTTGGAGTATAACGGCGTGCCACTAAGCCACTCAAAAGACGGTGTGCAAGTGCCAACTGCGGCTGAAGGCCGAGGCCAAAATGTCCGGCGCAGCCGAGTTGGCAACGCCGCCGTGATGGGTGCGGGGAGTAGAAAGACTGTGCGGACGACCGGAGGTCGTGGTGCAACCGGCTACAGCGGCGGCAAGTCGGGGGGCTTAGGCAACCTCGGTGTGCGAATGGCTGGAAGCGTTCGATGAAATTATTTTTCTTGTTGTTAGTTTTAGTTTTAACTGGATGTAAAACACCCGACCCGTTTCCAGAAGAAACTAAAGCTATGATTGATTTCAACCAAGATAAAATCACGGAAGGTGAGTATATTAAAATTACTCACATGGTTGACGACGTTCCATAATTTTAGTGTCCCTAAACAAAAACAAAAACAACAGAAAGTATCCTATATGACCTCATTAGAGTTCGCTCAAGCACAAATCACCACAATCGTGGTCTATGTCACCGACGGCAAGCTCACCACTGAACAAGCCTTCAACGTCTCCGTTGCTTGAACACTCTTCAAACATTACAGGCGTCCTCAACGCCAACTGCCGAGAGGACGCCGTTAACGTTGAACACCACGCAGACAACGACGCCGCAAAAGCGTAAAGCCACAAAGCGTATGAACTCCGGTGCGCTTATGCGGCGTGACCAAGACGTTAAAGGTCATGCCCGTTTAGGTGTTGTTGGCGACGAGCGCAGCACGCCCAAAGCCTCACAACGTTTTGGTGAGTTTGGCACCATTGGCAGTAAACTCTCTCGCCCATCACGATGATCTCGATGTCTAGAACGTCCGAAAATCCGCTTCAACAAATGCGGACGAACAGCGTTGGGCAGATAGTGTCAAAACCCACACCCGCCGACCGTGGAGCGGGAATGAAGAAATGGTTGCCCACGAAAAATAAACTCACACCTAACAACGAAACCCAATCATCAAGGTCAAAACGTATCACCAACCGCCGAGCTTCCTTCGGCCATACTGGAAGCTCAATTGTAAAGGTCTAAAATGCCCTGGAAAACAAAAGGAAAGAATATCGTTCGTGCCGACACGGGTAAAGTTGTCGGTCACTCAACCTCAAAAGCGAAAGCCGCCGCGAGTGTTCGTGTGCGTTACGCCAACACGAAGGGTGAACACTTCGGTCATAAAGGCTTCGCTATGTCTAAGAAGAAAGGTAAATCATGAGTTGCTCAAAGATACTTGAACACACTGCCCGTCTTTTGCCGTCACAGGAGAAAACCAATGGTCCTGAAAACGAACAACTAACCTCGATTAGTAAAAGCGAGGCACTTACTGGCGGGGCTGAGAACTCTGTGGCAAAGAAGTTCTTTGGTTGTATTGAAGGCGGCGAAGCCCTCGTTGAGAAAATCCGCCCGGCTGGTTCAGGTCATTAAATGACGCCGACCAATGAATGCGCTCAATCCAGAGTTAGTTTTGTTAAAGCAACGCAGAGCACAGTTGCTTACTGCGAAGGTTGCTGCTATTAAGCAAGATGCGTTGCCGTTTTACCGTCCTCACCCGAAGCAGGACTTATTTCATCGTTCGTTGCAGAAGCGGCGTGGCGTATTCACCGGCAATCGCTTCGGTAAATCTTTTATGGGCGTCGCTGAAGACTGTGCGTGGCTTCGTGGCGAACGTCCGTGGTACCCTACCGACGACCCTGCAAGGCGGAGTGGTATTCCACAACGCCCTGTTAAAGGCTTAATCATTGCCACCGACTGGGATAAAGTCAAAGAAATCTTTAGTGGTCAGGACGGAAAACTGTGGAAGTTTCTTCCACGTAACGGATTCATAAAAAATGTCTCACGTAATCACAGCGGCGCTATTGATACTATTATCTGTAACGGCCCTTTCGGTCTTAGCAGTCTTCGCTTTGATACTGTTAAGTCATTTATGTCCAATCCGCAAGGTTCCGAGTCCTCTGACTGGGACTTCATCCACGTTGACGAACCTTGCCCGGAAGGAATGTTCAAAGCCGCCGCACGTGGATTAGTTGATCGTGACGGCTTTGCGTGGTTCACTCTTACGGCGCTGCGCGAACCGTGGATCACCGATGCTTTCGACGTTGACGGAATCTTTGATGGTATCTCCAGTGTTATCGAAGGAACAATTTACGACAATATATACTTGTCAAAGGAGGCTATACGAGATTACGAAGCTACACTCACCGAAGACGAAAAAGAGTGTCGCTTGTTTGGGAAGCCGCTGCACAAAGCCGGTTTAGTCTACAAATGCTTCCAGCAAGACAAGCACGTGCTTACCACTCTCCCTCGTGGTTGGCTTTCATGGATAGAACCACCAGAAGATTGGTCATATTATCTTTACATAGACCCTCACCACCACACACCGCACATGGTGCTTTTCCTCACTGTCGACCCTTTTGGGCGTAAATACTACTACACTGACATCTTTGAGCATTGTTTAATATCTCAACTCGTGGCAAAGATTCGTGTAGTTCTTGGTGGTCGGCGAGTTGTTCGTGTTCGTTGTGACCCTATCGCTTTTAATGAAGACTGCGTTGACGGAAACAACATGGCAACCGAGTTCTGGCGTTGTGGTCTTGCAGTTGAGAAATCCTCGAAAGACCTTAGTCGAGGTATTCTACGTGTAAACGAAGCTCTTCAACTTAAAGGCGGCTGGCCATTGTTCACACCTGAATGTCGGCGTAGCTTGTGGGAAATTAAACGTTACCACTACGACGAGGAAAAAGGTAAGCCAGTCGACAAAGACGACCACGCTATGGAGTGTTTGTATCGTAGTGTTCTAGACGAGCCTTGCTATGTCGAGCCGCAAAAAGAACAAACGATGGCAGAAGACTCCATGAACTCTTTACCGCCGTTGTTTTTTGAGAAACTTGGGAGTGATGAAGTTGTCGTCACAAGGGAAGACTTAATGTTGAACTAATATGAAAAAACTCTTGAAAAGATTATTGGTTGTTGTTGGTTGTTCTTATGCAATACTAGTTATTGCTTTGCCGGTTAAAACGATACTATTCAACGGAAGCGTTGCTTATCATTCTACAAACACCTTTAGTGGTGTGGTCGCTAATGTTGACGGTGCTCATTACCTTTCGCTTGGTGTGAGTGTCCTTTACAACGGCACTAATAACTCAACTCAAACAATTGTCTGGCGTTCTTCTATGGACGGCATGAATAACTGGTCAAATTTTGATACATGGACATTCACGTTAGTGTCTAACCCTTTACCGGTGTTTCTTGGCCCAACGAATTACTCTAATCTTCTCGCTAGTGTATGGCAAGTGCAACTATACACTTGGGCCATTACAAACACGAACACTAGTTCGTATGACACTAACATTTCTGTAGAGGCGGTTCCTGCACCATAATGAAACATCTTCTCTACATTTCGTTTTTGTCAGCTGCGTTGAGCGCGAAAGCTATTTACGTTACTAACCTTTTCCAGTTTCCTGACGGAAATACGAATAGGAACGTAGCGATAACATTTACGTCTTTAGACACTCCTCTTGTGTTGGTAAACGGCACAACAGTCTTATCTTATTCATGGAGTGAGGTTGCTTCTAATGGTATTTTACCTCCAACCTTTCTTGTCGGTGGCCCGAATTACAAAGTTACTTTTGGGCCTAATCCTAGTGGGACGTGGACTATAGGTGCTCCATTAGGAACGAATACGTACGATTTGGCGACGTTGGCTTTTAATGTCAATTTGATAACGAATGGTTATTTATACGGCATTTTATATGTAACGAATTATTACAACTCCACGAATGTTGTGGTATCGAATAGTTTTTATGTTACAAACATCACTCAAATAACGAATGTGTATAACATCACAAATGGAAGTGGTGGTTATGCGACTAATACTATTGCAAACAATAATGGGATGGGGACTAACGTTACTTTATATGGCGCAACCAACGGCGCGACTGGGCTGCCGCTGGCGGACATGGGCATCACGAACGGGCTGGCTTCCACGAACTACGCGGTCACCAACACGTCCTTCCAAGTGGCCAGTCTAGGCACGAATGCGAGCAATAACTTCGTTCTCAACTCGCATGGATACGCGACCAATTTGACGGTTCAAATACTCACAAACTCGGTTGGCATCTTCGGCACGAACAAGCAGAAGATCAACTTTGTCACCTCCAACATCTGGATCATTGATGGGTCGGGGAACTCAATTACCACCGGCCGGGGGATTGGGACTCCCGGCAGCCAGGTTGAATTATATGACGCCGCGGGCGATGCCGTCATTCTGTCCGGGGGATTCTTCAGTGTAGTGAATGGGACGGTATTTTCCGGCCTCGGCTCCGGACTCACAAATGCCGCAGGCCACGGCTACGTGGACAGCACAATAGTTTCCGGACTTGCCCCGCTTGCTTCACCGGGATTCAGCGGCGGAATCGGCGTCACGAACACTGCGTCCTACCCTTCCATTGTTGCTGCTCAGGAATTTCCATTTGCCCTTTCGCCAGATTATCAGGCGCTCCTATGGCAATGGATTGATCTCCTCACCGGCAGTTATTGGAATGTCAGCCTATTAGGTTCCGATGCGCAATTTCCCAATTCACTCGTCTTCGCTCCCAGTTCCAACCCAAACAATTCCCTATATTTCGGCCAATCTGGAGAATTTGGAGCAGGTGTCATAGGCGGCGACCTTACCTTCCAATTCGACGCCTCCGGCAACCTGGCGCTCGCGGGTGGCGCTGGCACGATCACCGCCAACGCCAGCGGCCTTACCAACATCCCGGCAGCCCAATTGACCGGCGTCCTGCCCGCAATCTCCGGTGCGTCCCTGACCGGCTTAACCCCCGGCCAGAGCGGGAGCCAGCCAACGAACAGCAATTTGACGCTGCTTGCGGCTGGCAACGGCTCCGGTCTGACCAGCCTCCCGGCGGCCGCTGTCACCGGCACGCTGACGAATAAAATATCCAACATGACCGCGGGCATTGTGGACAACATCGTGATCGGCCAAACGGGGACAGGGGTGCCGGGATTCACGTTCCAAGTGACCAATGGCACGGTCGGCTACCTCGCGGTCGCCAGCGCCCCAGGCCAGTTGTTCACGGACGCACAGGAATCCGACATGAACTTCAGGGCGGAGACAGGAACCATCCGTTTTGGAGGATATTACACCGGCGGAAGCGGCGCTTCGGCATTTTCTATTGACACCAATACGTATACCCGGCTGACGAATTTTGCCAGCTATGTTGTGGCGTCCAATGGTTTCACTGGCAACGCGCTCTCCGTTACCAACGCGGGCACGATCTACAGCATCACGCCGACGACCACCACCACCACATTTAGCATCATCGGAACGAATGCGGCTGGGTCGAAATTCACCAACACCATCATGCAAGGGACCGGCAACTCCAGCACCTATGCCTGGCGCTTGCAAACCAATGGAGTTGACCTCCTCAAAGTGGACACCAACGGCAACATCACGACCATTGGGAGCTACACCAGTTCCTCCACAGCCAGCAATCAGTTCAGCGGCTCGGTGAATGTGACCGGCAACCTGTCCGCCGGGAGCATCTCCACAGGCGGCGGCGCAACTTTGAGTGGGTTCATGCAAGGTTTGGGTTTAAATAGAAATGCAAATATGGATATAGCCGGAGGAGGTTATATAAATGATTTTTCGTTCTTCGCTGGAGTTGTAAACGCCAATACTTTTGCCGTAGAAAGTCAATTTGCAAAGTCGGAGATTCTAGGCCCGGGCTATTTTGTCATAAACAACTCTACATATCCAAACGCATATACCAATGTCTCATTTGGATTGTATCTTTACACCAACAGCGTGGCCGGCCTCCCTGTGAATGGGTATTCAACGGGCTACGGATGGCAAGTGCTCGGGACATCAAATTCCATGATTGTAGCAACAAATACTGGATCATTTACTATCTCCGCAGGCACTTATGGTTGGTGGGGGCTGACGAATAACACCAATGGTATAATTAACTTTAGTGGTCAAATCACGTATTGCGTTACTAATTTACCATAGCAAATGAACCACACGTCACCCTCGCTTTCAACACGGAGAAGTCGCTGGGACTGAAAAATAACCCAGTGAAAGATAAAGTAATAACGCAACAACTATATGCCACCGAAACATGATGAATCAATAGAGGAAGACTTGACTAAAACTGTTACAGGTTTCATAAAGCGTCATGGTGTGATGACCTTGATTATTCTTGGTTTGTTTTACAATCCTATAAAAGATTTCATTGCAGGTCAACTTCCTATGAGAGGTTCCAAAGAAACTGCAATTTTTAGGTCTGGTAATGTAATTGATGATGCCAATCTTATCAAGAGTCTTGAAAATAGTAGATTAGAAAACAGCAATAACATCTATCTACTTAATGCTTGGATGTATCAACACACCAGAGCACAAGAAGCGGCTGATCTGCAAGTTCAAAACCATTTTAATACAATAGAAAAAACCCAAGATAGAATGGAACAAAAGCTTAGTGATGCTTTGAAAAGACTGAATTAAACTATGAATGACCCAAAAGTAATACTTGTCGGAATAGCTTTAGTGCTGGCTGTTGTAGCCATCATTAAACCGACTTGGCCTCTGTGTGCTGTTGCTATTATCCTAATCAGCACATATCTGTTAATAAAGTAAACTACTATGATCGATTCCCTTAACAAAATCGTTCCAGAGAAGTATCAGCCATATCTGTTGGCTGCTGGTATCATCCTACCGTGGATTGGACGTTGTATCACTGCTGCCCGCAATGGCGGCGGGTTGATACAAATGGTTAAGTCCGTGTTCTACGGTAGCACAACGGTTCATAATCCTAATCCAACAGGAACAAATGTTGGCAATACAGTTACAAACCCCCCAGTTACAATCCAAACCCCTACAAAATAATATGAAAAGAAACTTACTCACGCCAACTCTACTTGCACTGACAGTCGGTGCTTGTGTTGTTGCTAGTTGCTCCACAGTTCAAAAGGGCAGTGATCCTCTTGTTGTTCGCACAGAACAACTTGAAACTACAGCTTATGACACATTTGATACCTTCCTCAAGGTTGATGATATTGCTATGGCTAACAACACGGTCGCTCCTACATGGACAACTTCTGCTCACCCGTTTGCTGTTTATCTTCGTCAACCCATACAAAGCGGAACAAACAAAGTTCCGTTTGGTATTGCTACCATTCTGTCACTCGACCAAATTAAATTGGCTTACAAGGTTGGCACGGCAACTAGCAATAATCTTGTAACTGCAATCAACACATTAACTGCAACTATCAGTCAAGTATCACAATACACCTCGTTAATCTCAACCAACAAATAACAATATGACAGCAATCATTACTCTGTTTCTCGAAGCACTTCCTTCACTTCTTGCCTTCGGTGAGTCTCTCTATGGTTATATTAACGGAATGAAAACTGCTCTTAGCCAATCTGCTGAATGGACTGACGTTCAAGATCAACAGTGGCAAGCAGCACTTATTGCCGCTGGCTTGAGTCCTGAATGGAACGGTTAAGCAACGACTCCACCGCAATACCAGAAACAAACAACGTGACGACACCAATTCTTCCCAAGTAACTTTCATGGCTGTATTGTTGGGGTCATTAAATGACACGCACCTATGGATGATAAAATTCTAAAAGAGTTAAAAGAACGAGAGTCTACTCCGTTTATCCAACAAATGCTGGAAGACACTAGGGCATTAGTGTCTATCAGCAGACGAAAGATGACGGAGTATTACCCTGCTTGGGACAAAAACGACGATATTTATCGTTCCATAAAACAGCGTGATAAGTCTGATATTCTAGCCTTTGAACGCAATGAACCGGAGAAGATGGTCGTTCCGATCTCTTTCGCCCAGATTCAAACGTTCGTTGCGTTCTGCTTCCTTCTTTACTATCAACGAGATAGGTTTTTTGAGTTGGATGGATTTACCGCTGAGGATGATAAACCCGCAAAGGTGGGTGAGGCGTTGTTAGCCCGTGACCTCACTAAGAATGTTTTTGAGGCGAAGTTAGTACAATATCTTTTGGACATTGCTAGGTTTGGGATTGGAGTATTGAAGGTCTCATGGAGCGTGGAAAAGCAAATGGTGCGTAAAGAAACGCCTAAAATTGCCCCGACGTTTCTGGGGGTGAAAATGGGTAAGGATACTGTAGAAGAAACCGTTGAATGGGCGACGGCGTTTGAGGGTAATCGTATAACCAACATAAGCCCTTACCGATTTTTCCCTGATGTGCGTTTACCTTTAACTCGTTTTCAAGACGGAGAATTTTGTGCGAGTGAAGATTTGTATTCAATGTCACAACTTAAACAATGGGAACACGACGGCATTATCGCGGGTGTTGATCATATCAAACCACTCGGCAAGGACATTGCACAAGACAGAGGGTATCGTTGGGATACTGGACTTGATCCGGGCGGCGCTCTTACACAAGGAGCGGGAATCAAGGGAGACGGTCAGACGAAGAAAACTGTTATTATTACTGAATGTCAACGCACGATTATCCCATCGCAGTATGAAGTCGATGGTGAGCCACTCGGAGAAGAAGATTACCCAATAAAATACAACGTATGGATTGCTAACGACAATCGAGTGATAAAGTGCGAGCCGATGAATTACTTGCACAATGAGTTTACTTTCGGCGTTGGGCAGTTCATCTACGACAACAACGTGCTTCTGTCGTCCGGGTTATCGGATGTTATCGACCAATTACAGAACGTCATCTCTTGGTTTATCAATTCACGTATTACCAATGTCCGCAAAGTGATTGCGGATAAGTTGATTGTGAACACCTCAATGGTTAACATGTCAGACCTCACAAATCGAAAGCCGATTATTAGGTTGACTGGAGCGGCCACAGGTGACATTGACAAATATATAAAGCAGTTGCAGTTACAAGACGTCACTATTCAACACATCGCTGACGTTAAGGACTTACATGACATCTTGAAAATGGTGACAGGTATTCAAGACTCTTTGCTTGGTGAGGTGCGTCCCGGACATCGTTCAGCGACGGAGAATCGTAATACAACAACAGGAGCAGCTTCGCGTATTAAAACCTTAGCCGCTGTTATTTTCAGGAGTGGCCTTGAGCCAGTTGGACGGCAGATGTTGTCCAACTTACGTGACGGTCTCGACGAAGAGACTTATGTCCGCCTGCTACAGTCTAAAGCACAAGCCACTCCTGAGTTTATTAAGGTGACGAAAAAAGACCTTGTTGGCCATTATGATTTTGAAGTGTTTGACGGGACGTTGCCTTCTGACCGTTACCACATCGCAGAGGCAATAGACGAATTGTTACAAGCACTTCTTAAAAACCCACAAGCAGCAATGTATCTTGGTATGGACCCAAAGAAACTTCTTATGGAGTCGTTGCAGCTTCGAGGAGTAAGAAACCCAGAGCGTTTTGCTCTACAACCGGAGCCAAATCCAAATGTTATTGAACCAAGCGCAGGCCAAGCCGTTGCCGGAAGACCCGGAGTTAATCCTGCGGGGACTGAGGGAGCTATACCAGAATCCTTATTACCGTTACTTACTGGAGCAACTAGCGGTGGAGGAAATAACGGCGACGGCGGAGGTGTTCCAAGTGCTGGAACCCGCCAGTGAACATTTCAAAAATGTAGGATTAACCTTGGGGTTAGTCCGTTTGAAAGACATACATCTAGGTAAAATCAAAGACCTAGAAGAAACCATAAAGGAACAAAATGCTGAACAGAACGTTGATGTTACTAAGTCCTGACGCTACTGACGGTGGCGGCACCGGCACAGCGACCGTAGAAGGTGCTGGAGAGAGTGGTGAACAGTTGTTTGAAGGTGCGGGTGCGGACGGTGGTGAAGCGACTGGTGCTGGTGAGGTGGCCGCTGGTGAAGCTGGTGCGACTGAGGTTGAGGCCAGTGCGGATGCTGCGGCTGTTCCTACCAGTCTCACCAAAGATGACATAGCTTCGATACTTCGAGAAGCCGGTATTGGTGCACAACCGGCGGCTAAAGCCACACCAGAGGCAAAGACCCCACTAACTCAGGACGAGTTGGAAAAGATGTTTAATGTCTGGAAGCCGTCAGCGGAGTTGATTGCTCAACTACGGGCTGAAAAACCCGAAGACGCTGTTGCGGCGATTGTTGCCATGCGTGACGGTATGCTTAAGCAAGTGATGACTATGGTTGAGTATCGCACAAAGCAAATCATGGATAAACTGCAAGCGGATAATATAGCACCGTTGCAACAGTATGTCAGCGAAGCACAGGCTACTTCGTTTAGGAATGACTTTTTTGTTAAGTATCCTGACCTTAACAAGTATGAGGCATTGGTTGATGCTGTTGCGGCGAAGTTGCAACAAAGTGGGTTCCACGCGGATAATCGTGAAGCAGTGATGGCAAAGTTCGCTGAGGAAACGCAGAAAGTTGTAACACAATTAACAGGTGGTCAAGCGGCGGCTGGTGCTAATAACGGTAAAGGTGGCAAAGCAGCGGCAACGTCGGGCAAAGGTAAGATGTCAACCTTATCGACCGGTGGCGCCGCGACCGCTGGTAAAGGTGGTAGTGGTGGCGGCACAGCAGCCAAAGGCCCACCGGGAATAGAAATTTTTGACTAGAGTGTTTTAGTCAAACTAAGTCCACGCATTGTTGCGGAGGGCATTAACACAAAAAAGAAAGTAAACAAACATGGCAATCTTAGGCTTAGTTAGCACTGAGAGTGTTAGTGCCGAACGGTGGACGAACATCCGTAGAAAGGTGTTCTACCAATTCCCGAATGGCTCTGCACCTCTCATCGGCTTGTTGTCGATGATGAAAGAGGAATCAACAAACGACCCTGAGTTTTCGTGGTGGGAAAAGCGTCTGCTTGAACAGACGACTACCACCGTCGCAATGAATTCTGGTGGACCGTTTGGTAAGACCTCGACGGGGTATAATACTGACTTCAACGGGATTTCGGATGCAATGGCGTTTAACGCAACGTATCCAGTGACGTATGGGTTGGCAGTTTCTGATGCGTCGTTGTTCCGTCCGGGACACGTTATCAGGATTCAAGGAGTGGTGTCGTGTTTAACCGGTTACACCTTTGATGTAATTGGTCGGGTTGTTTCCACTAGCGCCACGGGTAATGGTAACAGCGGCCCTATCATCACGTTCACGGTTATCTCCCTCCGGCCTGATAGTGCTGGTGGCACGGCATCAGGTATTCCTACAAACGCCTCTTTTGGCGCAACATCAAGCGTTGGCTTGACTGTGTCAGTTGTTGGTTCAGCGTTTGCACAAGGTGTAATTGACCTCTCGAAGGAAGTTTACTACCTCCCTATCAATCCGGGTAATTATACCCAGATTTTCCGCACACCGTTTAGCTTCACTGGTTCAGCCCTTGTGACTCCTGTGAAGTTTGACGACACAGGTATCTATAAGGACAAGGCGAAGTCACATAGCATCGACCACATGGTTGAGCAGGAATTGTCGGTGATCTTTGGTGCGAAGTCGAAGACAGTGGTTACAGGCAACGCCGACCCGACAACGGGAGTAGGACTTCCAGTCTACACGTTTGATGGTATCATTGCTTTCCTCAACAACTGGGAAGCTCAGTATTCTATCTATCGTGGCGGCAATGGACTTAGCACTGGCCCAGCGGCGGTCACAGCCGACACTGACGACAACAAGCGGATCATCGTGAACTCCGCTGGCACTATGTCGGAGGATACTTACGATGGTTATCTTGAACGTCTGTTCCGCACGACGTCGAACGTCTCTAACGAGAAACTCTGTCTTTGCGGCAGCGGGTTCTTGAAGGTGATGAACGAACTCTGGCGGTCACAATCAACATTGGTCTATCATCCTCCCATCGGAGACACCTTCGGTATGGAGTTGGTGGCAACGAAAACAGCGTTCGGCACGGTCTACTACAAGACCCACCCGTTGTTCTCTCGGAATAGTACTCTGCGTTACAATGCATTGTTTCTCGACGTTCACAACTTGCGTTATCGTCCTATGGACAAGCGCGACACGCAGTTGCTCAAGAATCGTCAGCCTAACGACGCGGACTATCGTAAGGACGAATGGTTCACGGAGTTCGGGCTTGAGTTGCGTATGCCGGAGTCGTTCATGTACATCCAAAACGTCCAGAATTACGTTCCATAATCTATGGCTAATTACTCAGGCACTCCAGCAAGCGTTATAGCTTATCGCTTTGGAGGAACAGCGTCAAAGAAAAAGTTGATGAAGACGATGACACTTACCCTTGCAACTATGGGTAGTGCCACAAACAACATCCCTGCTTCGGTGCTTGGTTTCACAAAGATTGAAGCCTCGTCAAGCGCGGTGTTGAGCGACAACAGTGCGATTTATCCGACGTCACCGTCGTATGATGGAACACTGTTGCTAATCGGTGGAGGCACAAGTGGTGCTCCACAAGACCTCGGTAGTGTAACAATAAGAGTAACCTGTTGGGGTTACTAGAAAGTCAAACGCAAATGGACAGAAACACAAACCTCAGAGACATGGAAGCTCCCGGCGTTGCAAGTGGCAAAGAAGCTGGCGACACGGTTCTTTCGCATACGGCGGTTTATCCGTCGAAAGCGGAGACTGGGAGTAACACACTTGAAGAACACGTGACGGAGAAGCAACCCGTCAAGGGAGCAGGTGGTCAAGCGAAGTTCAAATAAGTGGTGAATCAATGCGTGGGGGTCATTAAATGACCTCCACGCTTTTAATATGCTTAATCCTAATACTCAATCAAACTTAGCAACAGCGGTAGCCGGGTTTATGCACCGTGATGCTAAGGTGTTTTTACGTGGTGGGTTTGACTTACTATTACAGTCGTGTAATAATGCTCGGCTATACGCTGAAAGAATGGTTGACTTTGAGTATGCAATAGCTAATGTCACTATTCCATCAGTTGATTTACATAATGGTGCGTCATTGGCAACAGCGGTGCTCACAGGAACGACGACTCCGGCGAATGTCAAAAAGATAATGACTCCGTGGCTTGGTGTGGTTGGTGGAACACAATTTCCAGTTGATTTAATGGATAAGCGAACGTGGAATGATCGCTTAAAACGTAGGTATGAAGGCGCTCGGCCAAGAGACACGGCAGCTTATGCGTTTATTACGGATTCGCCTTTTGTGTGTGTGCAAACAGGTAACACTATTTTCGTGGCTCCGGCGGATAACAAAGCATTAGGTGGAACGTTCCCGATTTTTCTGGATGCGTGGTTATGGCTGCCACCATACGTCGACGGCACAGAAACAGACTTTCTACTTGTTAATTGTTTTGATTGGATGATTTATAGGTGCATTTATGAGTTAAACTTCTTTCTAAAAGAAGACGAACGAGTAATGCTTTCAACGCGTCTTATGGAAAACTCTTGGGACGCGTTGGTGAAGTGGAACAATGAACTAATAAAAGCGGCGGCAGATAGCGTCGCAGACATGGACTAATATGCCTTATGATAGAATAACACCAGCGACATTAGCAAACTTAGGTGCAGTTGCAACTTTGCCGCTTGACACTGAAGCCTCGAATGTTCTTGGTGCAGTTGATAGACAAACAAGGGAGTTTATCTACGACTTCCTTAGTAGCGTTTTTGATGCAAAGGGTGATTTGCTTGCTACGGCGATAAATGTAGCTACAACGTTGTCCGGGGCAGTAAGTGGATCTACTGCTAATACCACTGGTGTTCAGCAACAAATAGTTCAAGGCACAGTTAGCACTCCTGATATTCGTGTGGCAGCAATTACGTCAGCGTTGATTGCGGCGGGAGCGGTTACAACTGGGTGTTTAGCTGATGGTTCAGTTACTACTGCAAAACTTGCAGCGTTGGCTGTTACTTCGGCACAAATAGCGAACGCTACTATCACAGAAGCACAGATGGCTGCTTCGTCTATAGGCTCAGCAGAGTTAATCAATTCGTGTGTCACAGCTATTAAAATCGCGGATGGAGTTGTTGGCACTACACAATTAGCTGCATTGTCTGTAACTGCGGCTAAAATAGCAAACAGCACAATAACCGAGGCACAAATGGCGCCTTTGTCAGTTGGAACCACTGAGTTGATTGCGTCGAGTGTAACAACCGCGAAGCTGGCGTTGGGTGCTGTGACAGCAGCGCAGATAGCCGCCGCGACTATCACAGCGGCGAATATGGCTCCGTTGTCTGTTGGTGCATCACAGTTAGTTCTAGCTTGTGTAACTGCCGCACAAATAGCTAATACAACAATCACCGAGGCACAGATGGCTCCGTTGTCTATTGGAACACCGGAGCTTATAGCGAAGTGCGTGACCACAGTTAAGATTAACGACGGTGCAGTTGGTGCTACACAACTTGGTGCTAATGTGGTTGGCGTTGGACAACTAGCACCTGGCACAGCGGCGGGGCAATTATTGGTATCAGGAACTACGTCACCATTTAACTTAGCGTTGGTTAAACCCTCTGGGGATATTACAATGGATGGCACAGGTTTGTTTACTTTAACAGGTAAAGGTATAGCTGTTTTGCAAGAACAGCCGTTGAATGGTGTGGCTGGTGGAGCTGGTGTAGCTAACACATGGAATGTTCGTGGGGTTACTAACCCATATACAAAAATTGTAGACACAGCTTCACCTACTTTTATTACTAGTGTGACTAGTGGTAAGATTGTTTTAACTCCTGGTTCTTACCTTTTTGATGGTAGTGCACCGGCGTATGAAGTTGTTGGTCACCAAACAAGAATCAATCACTTCAATTCCACAGGGTCTATTGAAGTGTTGCATGGAACCACTGAAAATAGTCCGGTAGCTGCCGCCGTTATGACTAAGTCATTGTTCACTGGTGTAGTAGTAATAGCCGCTGGTGATTATGTTCAAATTGAACATTTTATTAACACTCACACTAACGCAAACGATTTTGGTGTGGCAGCTGCGGCGTCTGGCGCAGTTTATGAAGTTTACGCACAAATCCGAATCGAGAAACTAAGTTAAAATATGATACTAAACATTGTAGAAACATCCACTATGCCGCCGTCTTTGACGGTAGCACAACTGAGAGACATACTAGGAATGGTAGTAGGTGGTGGTCTTTCAATCATATTTGCCGGTGCGAAGGGGGCGACGCCGACAACATCTCCAACTGTGGCAGGGCAATAGGCCATTAACCAATCCACAAATGAATTATGGTTCGTCAACAATTCATTAGCGTGGCAACAAATAATCAAAGCGTAATATGAAAAAAATACTAATAACCATCGGCCTTTTTGCAGTTGGAATTTGTTTACCTCTTTTGGCACAGCAACCAGTGTCAATCTCTGGTTCACAGGCGTGGGTGAATAATGGCACAAACATTTATCCATCAACGAATCTGACTGTGGTGATAACAAATCTTGCATTAGGTACGTTATCCCCATCAGGTTGGAGTCAGAAAACGAATACGTTTATTTCTACAAACGTCATTGTGACTACGAATGGACTTGGAGTAGTCACTGGCTTGACGACTAACTTCGGCACGAACACGATAATTTACATCGGCAAGTAAATCAATGGCCACTACTCGACAGTTTATCCTCCATGAGAACGTTATAGGAGGGATGGATTCAACGACGCCAGCGCATCTTATAGGTGAAAAATGGCGGAGTCAGCACAACTTTAGGCTGACTCCGACGTTACAACAAGTGCCTAAAAAGGTGCAGTTGACGGCTCCAACAGGTACACCTATTACGTTTATAGGTTATATTCCTTCTTTTGTGTCTGGTTATGGGCAGCAAGTTATTTTGACATCTCCAACACGTGCACAGCGTTGGTCAACTGCCCTTTACAATGGAACGCTTTACACTAGCTTATCAAGTTATATCACAATTTGGTATGACCATTTTGTAAAAGCATCAATTAACACCGTGCAGATAAGTGACTTGTATGACTTTACAAACTTTACTCCTGACGCCACAAACGAAGCAGATTATTACGACTTAGTCGAATGGCAACAACCAGATTATTTGTATTGTGGTATCACTGGAGTGGGTAAGTTAGGTAGCACACTTTGGGTTTACACACCTACTGCTATTATTCCCATACAATATGTGGGTCTACCAAAGGTGATACAAGTGGTGGAATCTGGTGTAATCACTCGGATAGGAAATTCGTTTCCGTGGACGCTAGTTTGCTTGGGTAATGTTCACTTTTTTTATGAAGCATACGAGAGTATGTTTTTTGCTTTTAACGGTGGGGGTGCGCCAGAAGCGATTGGTGAACCAGTGAGGGAATTTATCCAACAGAATCTTAACCCCGACCCGACATTAGCAAAGTTAATGTATGGGTATATTGATGTCGACAATCGAGAAATTTGGTGGCCTTTTGTGTCAAAGAACTCTACAGGCACGTATGATTTAGCTGTGGTTTTTAATTATCGTTACAAACGCTGGTTCACTGCTTCAGTTGAAGATGTTACATGTTTCTGCGGTCGTGGGTTTGAAACACAACCAATCGAAGATTTGAGTGGAACTATTGATGGTTTGATTGGGCCGATAGACCATTTGAGTTTATCCCCGGCAGAAACACCTCGGCTATTTGGAACAGGGGTTGGACAGACCTTACGTGAGGAATTATCGACAGATAGTAGTTCATCTTTACTTCCTACTGATGATCCAGTATTAGAAAGTGGTGATTTTCATCTTGGAGATATACGCACTCAAAAAGAAAACGATGCTATGGTGATAAATGCGTGGTGGGAGCAAATAGATTTTGATAAGCCGTTAGTGGAGATTCGCGTAGCTACAAGAAACTATCTCGGTGAAGGTGTAAAATGGAGCGACGATCCAGTTGCTACTTGGACACCAGACATCCAAGATTCGATTGCAACTTACGATGCAGTTAATGGCCGTATTTTACGCTATAAATTTATATTCAAAAACACCCGGCAAGCTGTGTTATCCGCGTATAGTGATGTTGTTTTGGTTAAACTCAAAGCTGAGAAATGAACTTTATACAACATTTGGAATGTCTTACATTACCGCATTTGTCTCTTTTTGACGAAGGAGTGTCGAAGGTTGAAAAGGGCCATAAACAGTTAGTAAGAGCTGAAAATAACTTAATAACCTCTCGTACTAAATCTACAGGTGGATTGGGTAACGGAGGCGTTATGCACTTGCCTACCTTTATACAAGGTCGTAATACACCACAACGTGGTTCGCTTTTCGTGACACTTATGAATGGTGAAAGAAACCAAAGAGGTAATGATGAAGATTGAACAGGTGAAAGACGTTAACGAGATTATATCAAAGTGGCGTAGATTAGCTATGTTAACTGATAATGACCTCGTTAATAATCTTGAGGAAGTTTTACAGATGTATCTACACTGTTTAACTAATGGAGCTGTGTTTTTTGTCTATGGTGATTCTGGGTTGATGGGGACTTGTTGCTTAGAATGTTGGCCGGAGTTTGTTAATTTACTATCTTTGCCTAAAGACAATGGTGTAGGGATGGCTAAGAAGTGTATAGACGTCGTTAAAACCTGGGCAAAAGAAAATGGATACAGTGAGGTTAGAGTAATGTCTACTAAACTTAATGGCTCGTCGTTTCGCTATTTTGAAAAATCGTTAGGTTTTCGTCGACATGCAATAACATTCAAATTGAATTTTTAATATGCAAATACAACTGCCTTCAATGTTTCGTTCAGGTTTGGGTTATGAAGTATCTAAGTTTGAGTCACCGTTAATAATCCGTCCAGAAGTCTTTTGCCGCGCAGGGATTAGTATATACGATTCTTATGGGAATTACTTAGGTGAGTATGACCCCAGTTCTGGTGGTGCCGGAGGCACTGGTGTGGGTGCTGGTGCTACTATTGGTGATCAGTCTAATAGCTCGTTTGGCGGTTCAGGGGGAACCCCGACGGTTAATGTCGACGCGATGGACACGTCATTTTCTCGGAGTGGGACTACAAACCAACAGCGGCAACCTTCTGGTTCGTGGCCATCGAGTAATGTTACTTCAGCACTTAGTGATTGGGTGGTGACACAACCAGAAGCGACCAGTGAACAAACAGCCCTAAACGCCTTGCTGAAACAATCAAGCACGGTGTTTGATACAAAGGCGTTTTTGAGTAGTGTTTTAGGCTTGCCGCAGTCTGCTTTAGCCACGGTTAATTTATCGGATATTTATACACTTGATCCGTTCGGTAACACGTATGAAGTTAATACTTTAGCTTTGTATACACGACAATATCTTATTGCACGTGCCGCCGCCCAAAGTGGGCCTACTAATGTCCGTGGTGGAACTGCTCGTCAAGGCTTTGAATTAGCTGAGTTAGATACTCTGATGGCAATAAACCAATTTCGTGAGATTTGGCAGAATCAAGTTAAGGTGGCACAAGTGGTTGTTGAGGCAGCTAGTGCGGCTGACGCAGCGTGGGAGCAGTTGATAAAACTGCAATTAGAAGCTCAAAAACAGCAAGCAGCTACTGAACAAGGTTTAGTTATGCAAACTTTAGCGGCGGCTGAACAGCTTACAAAAGACAAAGAAGTGTATTTACGTGCTATTTCGTTGCAAGCTGATGCGAATGGGTATATGGTTACAACAGAAGCCCTTTCTGGACACGGCTTTCAAGGTGGAACTAACACTGGTTTTGGTATGTCAACTTGGAGATAAATTTATGCCGAATACGAATATAACAACAAACAGTTTTTCTAATAGTGATCTTTCTTCACGGTTAAGTCAACGTCCTAAAAAACGTGGTATTTGGGATACGAATAACGCTGGTTCAAAGCAGCCAGACATGACAGATTATATGTCAAAAGGGTTTCCACGTGTCGCAGTTCAAGTAACAAATCCTTCGGGGGGAGTAAGTGAACAACCTTCTATGACATTACCGAAGGAGTTTCAGAATATCCTCGGTAATAATATATTTGATTCTACACGTGGTGGGGTAGAGCCTACACCAGCACCAACGCCTTCAACGTCCGCGCCGCCAGCAGCACCAATTAAGCCTCCACAACCAGCAACTAATCCGTTATTTAAGTGGATGCCACAAACAGATACTACTCAAAACCAACCAACAGCTTCGACGTCTCCCGTTGAACCACTTGATGCTTTTCTTTCTCGTATGGGAGGTGCTGTTAATACCGGCGTTCAAAATACTCAACCACATGGGGGTGGTTTTGGAAATATGGATGCGTTATCTATGCGTGCTGCGGGTGGGCAAGCAGGACTTGGAGGTGGTGCGGGGTTTGGTAGTTCAGGTTCACGTGAAATGGATAATTTTCTTAATAAAACATTGGGTTTTGGTGGGTTACAACGCACCATAGGACAAGCACAATCTGGTAGTGCTATGGGAAACAGCCTTGCGTTACGTAGAGCGAATGATGAGTCTTTGGATTCACAGATGCGTAGACTGGCACAAGGAGAAGATATTGGTGCACAGCGCGTTAGAGAACGTGGCGAAATGCAAAAACAATGGGAGGATCAGCAAAGGTTTCCGTTAGAGCAGACACAGAAACAAGAAAGTAACAGAGAACAACCGTGGAAGTTTGCTGAAGATATGGTGCAGGGTGAACAAAAT